GGATCCGGCTCGCCCAGCCAGACCAGCGGACTGCGCACCATGTCCGACCAGGCCGAATAGCTGCCGAGCGACGGGCAGACCTTCGGCGAGCCGGCGGCGAGATAGGCGCGCACGATCGTGAGCGCGGCGGCGACATAGGGGCCGCGGTCGGCGGCGACGACATCGAGCGCGTCCGCCTCGAACTCCCGCAACTCCGGGCGCTCGTCGAGTGCCTCGAGATTGCAGACTAGTCCGCGGCGGACCATGTCGCCCTTGAAGACGATGTTATTACCGGTCGCGAATACGACCGTGTGGCATTCACACGGGGGCATCTCGCTACGACCAAGAATGCGGATGCGGATCACCGGGCGTTCGGTCAGCTGACAGAGGAGCTCGCCGCCGAGGTCGTGGATGCAGTTATCGAGCGAGACGATCGGGATTCCGCTGAGCAGGATCGAGCCGATCCGCTTCTCGGTCTCCTCGGCGTTCTTCGAGGTGGTAATGACCGGACAGAACTGCCCAGTGGTGACCACACTGATCACATCTACGAGGTAGCTCTTGCCGGTTCCCGCGACGCTGGCGCGTATGAGATAGACGGGAGAGGTCGGCAACGATCCGCGCAGCAGTGCGGTCAGTAACGCAGAGATCGCGACCGAGCAGTTGAGCCGCTTCTCCAGTCCCTTTCCGTCCTTGTCCTGAAATGAAAACTCGCGGAACAGATGCTTGAGCTTTTCGAGCCCCGCCAGCGCGTCCTGTCGCGTCGGATGTGCGGCGATCGGCGGCAGCTGCAGGCTGGGGAGTAGATAGAGCTCCGAGCGCGGATCGTATCCGGGCGCGACGAGCAGCGAGCCATCGGGGCGCAGTGTCGGAGTGGTGATGATGCCGCTCACATGCGGAAAGGCCCAGCGGCGGTCGCGCGACAGCACCATGCGCACGAGCTGCACCGGCGGATCGATGTCGATCCAGGCATTTTTCCGGACGCTCCAGCGCTGGTAGATCGCGGCCTCGGCAACTGGCTCGATGAAGGAGTCCGCACTGAACGTGCTCAATCGTGCCGTGACGGTCTTGCGCCCTTTGGCCGCCACCCTGGTCTCCTTAACCGGATACACGAGCGCGCCGGCGCGCGCGTAGATCTCCATGCCGGCAGAGACCATGGCGCGCTCGGTTGCTTCCACGGTGCGCGGGAGCTGGCCGTCAACGAGGCGGATGGTGGGGAGCACGTGCGGCGCGCGCGCGGCGCTGGGCGCGGCGCCGGGCGCTGTGCTGGGCCCGGGGCCCGCAGCTTGCGGCGCGGCCGCCGCGGCGGTCACTCCGCCCGACGACCCCGTCCCAGCCGTCCCAGGCGTCCCGCCGGGCGCGATCACCGGCGCGCCGCCCACGGCCTTGCCGAAGGACCGCGCGACCTCCTTGCGCAGGCGCTTGGCGTATTTGGCGGCGATGCCGGTCGGATACTTCTCCAGCAGCGCCACGATGTCGTCGATCGTCCAGTGCCGGCGCTTGAGCTGGTCGATCACGGATTGGAACAGCGCCGAGCGGCTCTTGTCGTTGGTCGTGCCGACGCCGCCTTCGCGGATGCTCTTGAGCAACTCGGCGGGGAGCGTGCTCTCGGCATCGATCGGCGTGCTGCTCGCCGCCGGTGCACCGGCCGCGGACGCAGCCGTAGAACACGTCGAGAACGCCTTCAGCAGCTCATCCGGATCCCAGTGCCTCCCCGTCTGCTCGGCGATCCGCGTCGCCTCGACGGTGACGCGTCCGCGCGCCTGCTTCGCGGCTGAGGGAAAGTTGGGTGTACCCGCTACGCGGTAGCACTGCGTGATCACGCCGGTGTCTTGGTCGGCGCCCGCACTAGTGCGGATGGCGTCGCCGATCACCTTGGCCTGATCGGCCGAGATTGCGCGTGTGAACAGGTACCAAAGATGGAAATTCCCGGGCGAGGTCTCGACCACGAGGCTCGGCCTGACCGTTACGTTGCCGGCTTTGCCCTTATCGGCGTCGGAATCGACGACGAGACCCCAGACCCAGGCCGTGTCCTCGAGGCCGCCGCGCTGAGCGCCCCGCAGGTCAGCGCGCACGGTGCGTCCCTCGATATAGACGTTGTGGCCGGCGAGGGCGTCGCCGACTGCGGTGCGCACCATGCTCTCGACGTCGTCGAGCGTGAACCGACTGGGAACGAGCCGCTCGTCGAGTGGATTGAGCCGGGACAGCTGCAGGACGCCCGGCGGGCCGGCGCCGTTGATCACCTGGCGCGCATGCGCGCTGATGATCTCGATGAACTGACGAACGGTCGCCTCGTCTACCTGCGCGGTCATATGATTTTCCCACCGAGTTGGAGGAACAGCGAAAACAAATATTTGTGCATCCGTTCGGTCGGCTCGCGGTCGTACACGGTTTGCGACGCCATCTTGTCGATGAACTCGTGATGCTTGGGGGCGAGCCGATGCTTGTTGCGCTGGCAGAACAGCGCAACCGATTGCCAGGTCGGCTTACCGCTGGAGTCGATGAAGTCGTCCGCTCCGTGCAGCCTATTCTCGGTGTGCTGCACGGCCATGTCCCAAATCTTCTTTCGCTCTTCGTTCGAGACCCCCTTACCCAGGTTCTCGATGCCGTTGGCGAGGCCATTGATGTCGGTGCCAGCGGATGCCAGCGTCCGCTTGAGTGCGGCCGTGGTGGCAAGGATCTCGCCGTCCTTATCTGAGGCCAGCAGACGGACGAGCATGGCGATCCTTTGCTCCAGGGTTTTCTTGTCCGCGCTCATCGCCAGCACCGCTCGACGTGAGGGCAGATTTTGCAGGGAAATTTTTCCGGGTCCTTATAGGCGCGCGGCAGGAGATCGCCGGCGCGCGTCGCGGCGATGATATTGGCCGCCCGGTCGGACCATAACTGCGCGCGCTCGGCGGAGAACGGCACCCAGAAATGCAACAGCTCGCAGGTGTCGGCGTTAATGGCACTGAACAGCGCCGGATTGGTCAATTTGAGGTAAGCCTGATAGAGCGCGACCTGCGCTGCATATCTCGGGAACTCTTTTTCGAGCCCGTTGCGTGCGAGCGCTCGCCAGTTCCGCGCGTTGAGCGCCTTGCATTCCCAGATGAACGGGTAATTGACGTAAGCACTGCCGAGCGGATTAGGCCCCGCCATGATGATTCCGTCGGCGTGCCCGCGCAGGTCGCCGTTCACAGCTGCGAACGTGAGCGCCTGGGGCGGGGCGAACTTGAACCCCGCGGCAACTAACTGCTCGCGGACGCGCGCTTCGAAGAAATGCCCGCGATCGAAAATGGCGCGCGTGCGGGCGTCGAGTTCGGGTTTGCACCACCAATCATACTGGCAACGACGCAAGCAGTCCGAACCGACGATGGAGGCGCCTAGATAGGGGCGCGGGAGTTCCGCCTTTGCCGCCATGACACGCTCGATCGCCTCGTTGAGCGCGACGTTGATCGGCTCATCCGCAAGCTTGGGTTCGTAGTAGTCGTGCATCGCACGTAACTCATGTTGAAGCGGATGCCGCCCGCGCCAGAGAAGCCGCAAACGCGCGTATCTGTGTGACGTCGGCGCGACGACGCCTCTGCTTGGGCGGTCGACGATTACGAGTCTGCTCGGCGCGGGTCGCCCACTTGCAATTTTTAGGCGTGTAATTGCCGTTCACGTCGATGCGGTCGAGCGACATACCGGGCGGCGGATCACCCATGTCGGCGTAGAAATTTTCGAACTTGAGCCATCGTTCGCAAACGGTGATGCCCCGGCCGCCGTAATAGCTGTAGGAGCGATTGTGCGGATTGAAGCAGCGCTGCAGCATGCTCTTCCAGGACTGATAAGCAGCGGTAAAATTGCCATTACAACAATGGCCGTGCGTCGTACGGGATTCTTTTCGAAAACATCCGCAGCTAACTGATGTCCCGTTACGCAAGCAGGATCCAGGGACAGAGCGAACCACGCCATCAATGCAACGGCAGTCCCAAAGCGCCTCTCCGCTCCTAGAGCGGATTGGGCGGAGCCCGAGCACCGTCCAGCGGCCGAACGTCCGTCCAGTGAGATCGATCAGTCTGCCCATGATGCGACCCTCGGTCAGATACCAATCTCGTCATTCCATTCGTCAGGGGCCATCAGCGGCCCGCCAGCCGCGGCGTTTGCCTGGCGTGCGATCACACTCGCGTTCGATTGATGCGTGACGCCCTTGTCGCTGAGGTCGCGCGCGATGGTGGCTTTGCGAATGAGCCGCATGGCCGCGAGCAGGAATTCGACCATGGTGTCCCGTGACCAGTCCGCGACCGGCTGCGACCAGTCGATGCCGGCGCAGGCGCCCGCGAGTTCGGGCAGGATCGCCGCCACCGCGCCAGCGTCCCACGGCTCAGGATCTAGTCCGGTCAGGCGAATGGTTTGCTCAGTGTCGAGCTGTTCACAGGCGGCCTGCTCAGCGCGCGTGCGGATCCAGGCGAACAGCATCGCGGCGAGGATCCAGCCCCACTCGACCTCGTTCAATCGTCCGACCGGCGTCGCCGGCGGAATGGGGCCGTCGAACTTGACGACCCCACGCGCGGCCTCGATGGCAGCGGCGGTGGCGCGCCGCTGCCATTCGTCCTCCAGGGCAGTTTCCGAGACCATCCCGATGGTGCGCGCCTTTTTCATGAGCTTGCCCACTTCGGCGGGGAGATGGGCGCGGAGCTAGCGGGCGGAGCGTCCGTCGGCACGGTGCTCGCCGGCGCCGCGGCCGTGCCGCCGCCATTGAATGGAACCGGCTGCTCGACCGGGTGCCAATCCTTTTGCTCGGGGCCGATCGCGGCCGCGAGGACGTTCTTGTCGGCCCAGTTCTCGCCTGTGGGCCTGCCGTCGCTGCCCTTCTTGGGCCCACCCTTCTCGACGCCGATCTTGGCGATGAAGACGATGTTGTCGAAGTCCTTGAGATCGGCCTTGTACTTCGCGAGGTTCTCCGGGCTCGTGTCGTTCTTCTTGATGCCGCGCGCGGACTCGAGGATCTTTTTGAGCCGCCCGCGATTGGTGAGCGCCATCTCCTGCTGGCCCGGCTTCGTTCCTTCGAGCAGGAAGTTGTCCCAGAACTTGCGCTTGGCGTGCTCGCCATCGACGACGACAAACTCGCAATCGAGCATCTCGGCGTCGCCGCTCGCCGTGCGCTTCAGGAGTCCGCCCTCACCGACGTTGCCCGGGCGGATGCGCATCTGCACCGTGGCGAGGGTGCCGTCCGGAATGGGCTGGGAGAAGTCCTTAGGGTCGGCCGTCTGCGAATAGTCGAAGGGCATGAGCGCCTCCTATTGTTCGGGGGTTGAGATTGGGGGTTTGCGGTTGAGAATTTTGGCGATCAGTTTGCCGAGGTGCGGCGGCTCGGTCTGGTCGAGCTTTCCGGAGCGATCTTTCGCCGGATATCCCCACGGATTCGGCGCCGTGCACACGAAGCCGCGCACGGGATCACGATCGGTGAAGGTCAAGAACTCCATCACGATGGTCTCGTCGACGATGGCGCCAATCTCGCGCGGGACCTTGGCGCCCTCCATCTGCAGGCGATATTCGACGAAGCGGCCGAAGTCGTCCGTGACCTTCTCGAGGATGCCGACGAACACCACGTGCTTGCTGCGCACGTGCTGGAGCTGATGTAGCCACATCAGCATTTCGCGCCCGTGCAGCCCGTAGGTGCTGCGCAGATCCTTGGCGCCGGTACGCTCGGAGCGCGCCTCCGGTTGCTGCTCGGCCCAGCGGAACGACAACCTGGAAATGGCGGTGATGGAGTCGACGAAGATCAGATCGTAGCGGTCGAGGTTTTCGAGCGCGCCCCCGACCGCTTTGTAGTGTGCCTCGGAATAGCAGCTGGTCGGCGCGAACGACGGGTTGGGCCCGCCGATGCGGACTGCGATATTGCGTGCCGTCGCCCAATCGTCGATCCTGACCGTGTCGACCGGAATATCTTGCACGCTCAGGTCACCAGCCTCGCCGTCGAGGAACAGCACGCGGGACGGATCGAGCGTTCGCAGCTGCGAGGTCTTGCCCACGCCGGTCGGGCCGATGAGCAGGACCTTCACACCGCGGGGCTCGTTGAGCCTTTCGTCAGCGCCGATGATCCTCATAGACCGCCCCCGATTGTCAGGGCGATCAGCGCCGCCTCGCCGCGACCGTGGTCTTTCTTCCTGGCAAGCAGGGCGTGTGCCGCGGGGAACAGTTGGAGGGCGCGTTGCCGTCCGGCCTCTTTGTCACTGCCGCGCAGATGATGGAATTTCTTCCACGCGGTCGGTTCGATGACGGTCATGGGGATTTCACAGCAGGCGAGTACCGCCTCGATCGCGCCTACAGCCCGGCCATACTTGAAGCCGCTGCTCGCCCCCTGCTTCGGCATTGCTTGTGCCCGCTCGATCAGCGCGTGATCGGGCATGTGGATCTGGATCCAGGTGCGGATCGCAAGCACGTCGACGCGTTCCTTCGCACCGACGCCGGTCACAGGAATATCGATGGCATCAACGAGCACCGGTGTGGCGCCATCGTTGATCTCGACGAGGGCGAGGCCGCCATGCACACCAGGATCGATGCCGAGAATTCTCACGGCGCGATCTCCAAACCTCGGAGGGGGCAAATTGACAAACAGGAAATCGGACTAAGAAAAATGGGCGCCGCCGGCATTCGCGCCGGCGACGTCGTGGGTTCACGATGCTTTATCGGTGTTTTCGTCGAGCCATGGCTCAAACAGGAAGAGCTGACGCAGCATGTGCTGCGCGTAAATCGTCACCTCCCGATGAAACTGCCGACTAGTGGCAATAACGTCCTTGCGGAAGCCGGCTAGAAGTCTGGCACGCTCTTTCGCCGGTAGGTCCCGCCAAAAAGCAAGGGTTTCGTCGAAGGTTGGCTTTACGGGTGCATTCATGGTCTTTGTCTCCCAAAAGAAATGCCGCCCGCATTTGTGCGACCGGCACCAGTAGACCCTGCCCGCATTCACGCCGCGGGCAGGACGCTGGTGTAAAGTTAGTTCACTCAGCCGCCACCGTGGCTCCCTCGATCATGGTCAGCGCGTTGAGCGTGCCATTCATGCCAAGCTCCGCCACAACATCGGCAAGCCGATCCAGTGGGCTCACCGGCTTCGGCAACGCCTTCGGCCCCGCCGGTGGCACCAGCGGCACCGCGCCGGATTCGACCAGCAACCTGTCGTTGGGCCGCTTGATCGCCCAGTGGGCATAAGTGACGTTCACCCGCGCCAACATGGCCGCCTGCAACATCGTCGGCTCCACGAGCCGGGCCGCGCCGGTGTAAAGATCGCCGGCGAGGTAGGCGCGCTCGGCCTTCGACAACTTAGCGTGAGCCAGCCACATTCCCATCACGAGCCTGGGTACCGAGTTGACTGGCGCGTAGGCGGCACTACATTCCAACTTGTCCCGAAGAAGCTTCATGGGACTTTTCCCTAGACCTTTGATCTGAGGGGACCGGCGTTATCAGCACCGGCCTCCTCTTCCATTGCCACCAGGTCCGACGCGGCAACGGCCTTCAGGCGACAGCCTGAAACCGGTGTGAAATCTTTCTCCTTCGCTGTTTCTTCTCGTACGTGCCGAGCGCGATTACGACGTCATTGAGGCTCCGACCATTGGCCCGTAGCTTCGATCGGATCACCGCCAACGCGTTCAACGCCTCAGCCTCGCTCGACAGCGCCAACCGCAGCGCGTTGGTGAGCGAAACCTCGAGATTGGTCGCCTTGGATGGCACCTTGGAAATTGCCAAACCGGCAAGATGATCGATCAGGTCGCCATTGAGGGCCGGGGACATATATGCAGCCAGCCCGGCGCGCCCGATGTGGTCGAGCAGGCGCTCGCGCTGGTCGGGCAAAAGCGAATCCCAAACGCCGATCGGATCAGGCACTGGCGCGGACATAGGATCCACGAGGGCCTTGGCCGGCTCCTTGATCAATTTCGGGGGTTTTGCGATCAATCGACGGGCGGCGCGCAGCGAGAGATCGGGGACCTGCTCGCGCACCATCTCGATCTCATCTCGGGCACGAGCTAATTGCATATAAAGTCTCGCGCTACTGGCGCCGATCAGACAATTCTCGTCCAGCCAGTGCTCCCAGCCCGTCGAAATTCGATTCCGGGCCTCGATGAGGAGGTCGCCGACCTCGAGAGCGACCGCTAACGCGTTAGCAGTCAGCCGCTGTACAGCCAGATGGCCGGCACAGATCCGGTCGGCGAGCTCCTCGAGCACGACCACGGAGGTCGCGGTGTCGGCGGCCGCGGTACCGGTGGGCGGGGAAATGTCGTTGTGATCGAACTGGATGGCACTATATTGAGACACGTTAGCGGACCCCGATGGCATTGGTGGAACGCAAAAACGAACCCCGGCACGTTTCTTCGAACCCGTGCCGGGGTTTTGCTTGTCTAAGCAGCAGTGTCGGGAAGCTCGCCGGCGACGTCTTCGAGCAGTTCGTGCTCGAGCGCGGAAAAAGTCCGTCGGCCGTGCTGCTTGACTCGCAGCCGGCGATTTTTGATTAGCCAGCGTGCTTGAGCCGGCGTCCGATTAATGGTCTCGGCGATTCCACCCGGACCCTCGATACCCCAAACGACACGAGAAGCACGGCGCGCCGCGATCTGGTCGTGCATGATCCACCTCCGCGGAAGGCTATGCTGCGGAAGTGGGGACAGTGTCGCGTAGTGAAAGGGATCGAGATGCGACGAAAATTAGTTTCCGTCACACAAACTAGTTTTCGTCACTTCTCTGTAGTGCCGGTCCAATGATCTGCTCGCGGAGGATGCGATCGCTTGTCTGTACGCCCTCGTTTTCAGCAAGTTCACGGACAAAATCGTATAGCGCCGTCCGGTCTGCTCGAGGCATTCGCTTTAGGTCTGTGATCTGCCTCTTGCTCAGGAAGCTTCGTGTCGCCGCGATTAGCCCGGGCGCCTTGTCAGCCGGGATATCGGGCCGCCGCCCGGCAGGATCACATCCAGCATCGTGCCAATGAATGACGTATTCTCCCCAGCGCCAAGCCGACACGCTGAACGCGAGCGACCCCAACGAATAGTTCACCGCCTTCAGCGGCACGACCTCGTTGAGCGCGGGCGCGGCGAAGTCGAGCGGCCCCAATGAATAATTCGCGACCTCGAACGCATGCACCGTGACCGGCTTCGATGCCTGCGGTGCGTTGCTCTCGGGGTGGTCGTTGCCGGTGTCGTCGCGGTCCTGGGCGTCGTCCATGTCGCATCCATGCTGCATGCGCCCAGACTACACCGTCCAGAACTGCCCGAAAATACGCTACATCATGTCGCACCATGTCGCACTCGGTTTTGATGAGTCGAAATGCAAGAAGTGCCGATGAAACGGGCACTTCTTACGCACGGAAAGCTCCATGGAGAAAGATACGTGATCTTTTCCGGGGTCTGCGACGACGCCGGCGCGCTCAGCAGCCCCCAACCGAACGCGCTGCCGCCGGCGAGGAGCCAGCGGCGGGATAT